TGTATTTGATGTTTTTAAAAACCAAACGGCAGTATCTGCACAATTACATCCTAATTGGGAAGAAGAAGAGGGTGATATATACCAAACAGTTGATTTAGCTGAAGAAGAAGATGAGAACGATGCGAAAAAGAACGGAGAAGAATCTGAGGATGACTCTGGCGATGATAAACGACCCGAAAGTGGAGATGATAAAGAAGATGCAGAAAAGGATATTCAAAAACAATCACTTACGGCCTTAGAAAAAGAGAAGTTAAAAAAAGAAGCAATTGATGATAAGTTGCTAAAAACAAAACTTACAAACCCAACCACAGGTAACAAAAACCAGGTTAGTACTCTATTAGGTAAAAAGAAATCAGACCCCGCTGCATATAAAGTAGGTAAACAATTTTTAGGTGATAAGGGCGTATCGGATGATGAGATTGAAAAACAATCAGATTCAGATAATAAAAAAGAACCACAAGCAAATGGATATGTAGGTGATAAAGATAAAACACTAAAACAAGGTGACCCTTCAAAAACTGAAGAATATCAGAGAGAATTACCACCAGATGATAAAGAGTTTGCAGATAGAAATAAAAAGTTTGCAAACCCGATTCCACCAGAACCATATAAATTACCTGAAGATATAGTTAAGAATCCTAAGTTTCCAAAAAAGTATTTAACTGCGTTGGAAAGAATGGCTAATACACAACCTAAAGGTAATGCTACTAAGTGGCAACATTTTAGTGATATTCCCGGTGGAGCTGGACAGGTTAGTGCTCAAGCTGGTGAACTTATGACAATGATGGGTGCATCGATGAGTGATAAAGAATTCGAATCATTTTCAAATAGCTTATTAGAACACGAAACCGCATTAGTTGATAAAAACCCTTCTATGAAAAAAGAAGGTAGTAGAATTATTACTAAAAGTTGGGTTGAAGCTACTAAGCAAAGTAGAAAAGCAATTAGAGATAGAATTACAGACCAATATGGTGAGGGTACTGAGGTAATAGCTACTGCGTGGGATACTAAATCAGATGTAGAGGCAATGGGATTATCAGATTACGAAAAAAACAAAGGATTTTCAACTGATATGTATATGAAGGTTAGAAAGCCGGATGGTACTGAAGTAATGGATGAGGTTTCATTGAAAAAATCTACTAAAGTAAACTTCTTAAACTCAGGTGCTGGTTCTTTTGAAAAGTGGGATGAAAATTTACCTGATGAAATAAATCAGAATGTATATAAAAGTAAAGCTAGAGCTAGAAATATTGATTTTGTAAAAAACAATAGAAAGCAAGTAGAAGATTTCATAAAATCCGATAAGGGTGAACCAATCAGAAAATTAATGGAATCTAAAGGTGTTACTTTAGACCAGGCGCTAGAAGGTAATTCAAGAGATAAACAAAATGTATTATATTCATCTATTAAAGAGATGGCTAAAAATGGTAACAAAGATGCACAAGCAATCAAAGATACCGATGATAAGAATCATAACGAATTCTGTAAAAAATCAGTAGAAGCAATTGTAGATAACCCAAAGATGAAAGCCGGAATGTTAAAGGATATTAGAAATGAGTTCCCACTAAAAGCAGTATCAGATGGTGAAGAAACAATGGCTATCGGACCAAATTCATTGGATAAGAAAACAATGGAAAAGATATTTGGAACGAGTGATTATGAGAAGTTAAAAGAAAACTTAGTTGCAGAGCCGCCAAAACAACTAATTGGTAAAGATGGTAAGCCAGCATTTGATAAAAATGGTGAACCTAAAATGTCTAACCCATTCATTGGTTATAAGATTGAAGCATCTGGTGAAGTATTTGCAGTTGCAGATATTAAAGTTAGAGAAGATGGTAGAGGGTATGGTGGACAGTTCAAGTTTGAAATGACACTAAATCAAAAATCATTTGCAAAAAGACTTGAACAAGCGCAAGCTGATGTTTATGGTGAGAAATAAATACGGAGAGAATGAGTGAGAACGCAATTACTATGTACCTTTACAACAGAAGCACTGTTCGAAAGTTTACTTAAAAATATATTTGATTCCTACGAACTATTCAGTAGGAAGATATTCATACTTAAATTAGACCCATCCAAAGAGTTGGTGATAAGTTATAATATTATACCAAATAGAGATACAAAATTTCTACCATCAACCATTATGGTTCATAGGAAAAAGGAATCAAATACGATGTATACCATCAACGCACTAAACAATTTGATAGAAGATTTGAATGATGGTGTATTGGATAAATCATATCAGGTAGATTGGCAAGATTATCGTAATTCTATTATTCTTACTGATGGTGATGGGTATAAGATAATGAAAACAAAGTTATTCAGAATAATTGATGTTAATTAAAATATTCTGATATTTATATTTGGATAATTGAAAAATTATTCGTATATTTGTAACCATATCAACACATGGGAGTAAATGCGTGTTGAGAATAAAAAGTGAAATATAATTTGGATAATTGAAAAATTATTCGTATATTTGAATCAATATAAGTTTAACAATTAAAAAATGGAGTAAATTATGGCAATCGATTTGAATGCAATCCGAAACAGACTAGACAGTCTACAAACAAAGGTACAGAAAACAGACAACCTTTGGAAGCCGAAGCCCGGCAAACAACAAGTAAGAATAGTTCCTTACGTTCACAATCAATCAAACCCTTTCATTGAACTGTTTTTCCACTACAACTTTGGTGGTAAGAACATTCTTTCACCACAAACACATGGTGAGGCAGACCCATTAGTGGAGTTCGCTGAGCAGTTGAAAGCAACTGGTGATAGAAATGATTGGAATCTTTCAAAACAATTAACACCTAAGATGAGAACTTACGTTCCTGTATTGGTTCGTGGTGAAGAATCAGAGGGAGTTAAGTTTTGGGGATTTGGAAAAACTGTGTACCAAGAACTACTTGCTTTCTTCGCAGACCCAGACTATGGGGATTTAACTGACCCGACTAGTGGTAGAGATATCACTGTTGAGTTTAAAACAGCAAAAGAGTTAGGTAAGAATTATCCTGAAACTTACATCAGAGTAAAACCTAACCAAACACCAATTACTGAAGATACTAATGTATTATCTCAGTTGAAAGACCAGATTGAACTACCAGGTATGTTCAAAAAGTACACTTACGATGATATGAAATCATTGTTGGAAACTTGGATGGAAACTGGACAGGTAGGTGATTCTGAGGAAGAGGAAACTCAACCAACACAATCACAATCAACTGAATCACCTTTCAAAAGTGATGAACCTGCAGCAGTATCTAACGCAACTACTGCTAACGTAAAAGACGCATTTGACGATTTATTTAACAACTAAAATTAAGGTATAATGGCTAAAACAAATAGAGATGAATTATCTTCACTTCTAGCCGATAACCTTAATAAGAAGTTCAAAGGACAATCAAAAGTCGCATATTTCTTAGATGGCTCCGAACAGACACCCACCGACCTTACTGAGTGGGTGTCCACTGGAGATGATATGTTAGATTTAGCGATTTCGAACCGACCTAATGGTGGGTTTCCTGTTGGAAGAATTGTTGAAGTTACGGGTCTTGAAGCGAGTGGAAAATCACTCCTATCAGCACATACATTAGCAAACACTCAAAAGAAGGGTGGGTTAGCAGTGTATATTGATACGGAGAACGCAATTAATCAGGAGTTCTTAGAAGCATTGGGTGTTGATACTGAGAAGTTACTTTATGTACCTTTAGAATCAGTTGAAGATATCTTTGATGCAATGGATTCGATTATAGAATCAGTTAGAAAATCAGATAATGATAAGTTAGTAACAATCGTAGTTGATTCAGTAGCAGCAGCTACAACTAAAGTAGAATTGGCAGCTGATTATGACCAAGCTGGTTATGCTACACAAAAGGCAATCATTATCTCAAAAGCAATGAGAAAGATTACAAATCTTATTGGTAGAGAGAGAATATTGGTTGTATTTACAAATCAACTTAGAGTTAGAATGGGAGTATCCTTTGGTGACCCTTATACTACATCGGGTGGTAAAGCATTAGGTTTCCACGCAAGTTGTAGATTGAGAATGAAACAAATGGGTAAACTCAATTCTAAAGTGGGTGGTGTTGACCAGACTGTTGGTATTAAGACCAGAGTTCAGGTCATTAAAAACCGAATGGGACCGCCACTTAGAGCAGTTGATTTTGAAATATACTTTGATAGAGGTATCGATAGATATGGTTCGTGGTTAAACACTATGAAAACATATAAGTTGGTAACTGTAAGTGGTGCATGGTACACATGGACTGATGAAGCAACTGGTGAACAAATTAAGTTTCAAGCAAAAGGGTTTACCGATATATTGGAAAAACGACCTGAAGTAAAGGAACAAATGTATAAACAAATCTGTGATAAGTATATCTTAGGATACAAAGAAGCATCCGAAGCAGCTAACACAGATACAACCGAATTTGATGATACGCACGAAATCTAATTACAAAGAAATGTTAACTAACTTATCTAATACATCAAAATCTGATGTTAATGATAAAGTTATGATTGTAGATGGGTTGAATATGTTCATCAGAGTGTTTGGCGCAGTTCCTACTTTGAATGATGATGGAGAGCACGTTGGGGGGGTAACAGGATTTCTGTTATCCCTCGGCGCTCTTATTCGTAAGAACAAACCAACTAGAGTGTTGGTGGTATTCGATGGTAAAGGTGGTTCTGCTCGTAGAAAGAAAATGCACAAAGGGTATAAAGAGGGTAGAACGGGTCTCACTAAAGTAAATAGATTAGTTGGTTACGAAGATTTAGAAGACCAAGCAGAATCTATGAAACGTAACTTTAATACATTAATCAAATACTTAGATTTCCTACCTGTTGATTTATGTTATATAGACCACATTGAAGCTGATGATATTATGGCATATGCAGCCAGACATATCTTTAAGAAGGAAGTGTTGATAGTATCATCTGATAAGGATTTTCTACAATTAGTAGATGATAGAATATCAGTATGGCAACCAACTAAGAAGAAGTTGATAAATAAAGATGATGTAAAAGAGTTATATGGTGTACCATCACATAACTTAGTATATTACAGAATATTTGATGGTGATAAATCAGATAATATTCCCGGCGTTAGGGGTATTGGGCCTAAAACGTTAGTTAAACTGGATTTTTTACAATCCGATTCTCTAACATTAGATAGTTTATTTGAGAAGGTATCTCAAATGGATGATGAGAAGCTAAAGAATAAAATATTAGAAAATAAGGATGTTCTTCAGCTAAATTATGATTTAATGCAGTTATCAGACCCAATTATGGGTTCAGCGATAACATCTAATGTAAGAAACATCATAGATTCACCTATAAATGGATTGAATTCTTTTCAATTCAAAAAAGAGTTTATGGTTGATAAGTTGTACACCGCATTTAAGAATGTAGAAACTTGGTTGGTGAACACTTGGAGTGATTTAGATAAGTATTCGAAACAAACCAGAAAATAAGTTTGTTTATTTAAGATTTAATTTGTATATTTGTATCCTATGGATAAATTTGGAAATAAGTTTGGAACATCATTTCAGATTAAGA